CTAAATGACTAATTTTTTCCAGTCAAGCCCGCGATCATCCCTGTACTGTTCACTCATTGCATCTGTGCTGTGACCTAAAAGTGTTTTAACATCAACTCCCTGTTCTTTATAAAGGCGTGAAGACAGTGAGCGTTGTTCATGGAAGGAGGGTGGAGTGGTACCTTTTGGCCAGTTAATTTTGGCCTCGTTCCTTGCCTCCATAAACATACGCGTAATAGTTCCCTCAGTAACAGGATCTCCGGCATCGATGGTTGAGTGCTTTCTGACGTGGTGAAGCAGATAAGGGCTGATGACACGATCCCTGCATCGCGCGATTACTTCAGAAAGAGATAAGCCTATCGCTTCGCAGCGTAGTGTTAATGGTAAAGCAATTTTTGCACCGGTCTTATTTTGTATTATGTGTAGGTACCCATCCCAAACATCTGAAAATTTAAGATCGACTAGATCACCGCGACGCTGGCCAGTTAATAAGGCAAGTAGCATAGAGTTTTGTAAGCAAGGGGCATATTTTTCAGCCGACTTATATATTAAGTTCCATTGCTCCAGCGTCATTCGGCTGCGCTGAACTTTAGCAATTGGGTTTTTAACGGCGAGGGCAGGGTTATAACCTGGCGGCACCTCCCCCGCATGCTGAGCTTCCTTAAATATGTCTATTAAAACCGCTCTCATTAATTGTCCCATGCGAGCTTTTCCGCTCGATTTATATTCATCAATGACCGTTGCTATGATTTTTGTGTCAACGTCGACCAGACGTAAATGTGATGCTCTCTTTTCAAAGATTAATGCGCATGATTTTCGACTTTTTAGGGTGCTGCTAGATAGTTCTTTATTGTCGACTCGTTCCTGTTGGATTTCGTTATATCGTTTGATCCAGCTATTAACTCTAATTCCCGGTTCTTTCTTTGTGTTTGCTTTTATTGCCATATCAATAAGCGCGTAGGACTGCTGCGTTTCTTGTTCAGCTATAATCCTGTTCATTTCCATTGCTGCGGCCTTCGCGGCGTCAGCATCCAGCCCGAACCCGACGAAAACGCCAGTGACTGGATGTCTGTACTGCCAGTAGATTTTTGAGGTTCTTTTATCTAACTTGCAGTACAGGTTAGGTATATCAATATTGTGTTTTCTGGGACGGGCAGCCATTGAGAGCTTTCTCCACTAACTGGCGGGCCTGATCTGAAATACCTGAAGTTATCTCAACCCTGCCTACCAAACCTATAAACCGAGCATCTTCGTCCACAACCCACCGGCGGCCCTGCTTTATTGCTGGTGGGTAGGTTTGCTTGGTCTTAGCGATCTTATGCAGTGCCGCGCGACTGATCGGCTCTTTAAAACCGTTAGGGCCAGATGCCCATTCATTGATAGCAACAAGCTGTCCCATTGTTACCTCTCCACTTTACCGGCTGCACCCGGTCACTCTTTAAAAATACAGGTCCCGCAACCATTGCGGGCCCAGTCAAAACAAATACCGCATGGATCTACTTTTTTATTTCCTGCGACTCCTGCAGCCTTGTGGCAGTGCGCATCGCCTCGTCAATGGCCTGCCGGACATTCATAACCGGGTAATTGCTATCATTAAGCATCATGGCATTGCGCTGGAAATTCGCGTCAAATTTCCACCCGTATGCAGTACCGTAATATTCGTTAAGCCTTTTGTTCTGCGCATCAAGCCAGTCCAAGCGTTGTTTGTCATCAGGCAACGTGTAAGGCTGGCTTACCTGTTCGGTATTGCCGGACAACTGCCGGATGATAGCCGCGCCGCGTGTCACGTATTCGGTAATAGACACATCCGAACCGGTATCCATTCCGTCCATTTCAAATCGCAAATCGACTGTATCGCTGTCGATATCATCTGGCTCGAAACTGCCAATCATTTCCAGAACCGATGCAACGTGCTCAGCGTCTGTAACTGGTTCCTGCTCTGCCTGTACTGCTGGCGCTGCGAGCATGTCGGCGCGGCAAGCGTTCTCAACCTGATTGACCGCCTCGAAGCAGTAGTTATATCGGTTGCAATTAACCAGATCCTGTCTGAGTTTTTCAATCGCTCTTGCGACTCCATCCGGCACGCTCGCAACCTGCTGTACTGATGGCGCTGCGAGATAGACATCCATACGGCAGGCGTTATATCCAGATGCAAACAGGGATGCAGGAGAATCCCTGTCTACCAGAAATGACTTTTTGGAGGTGATTTCCCGAGCCTGTTCGTACGTCATTTCATCCGGCACGCTCGTAACTTGCGGGGCTGCGTTAATGGGTGAGACCATTCGCACGACGTCCAGACCTCTTGCGACCCATTCACGCGCCTCGTCGTTATCCAGCGTACAATCTGGTGCGTGGTTAGCATCTCCATATCTAACCCACACAGCTGGGCAAGCGGTGGCGGCGCGGTACTGCTGTAGCTCGCGGGCTATTGACTCTATATCGCGATAATCGGTCAGCACGGAATCGTCGCAGACCTCAGCGCGGGCGATGATTTCAGCGAGCCGTTTCGGTGATACGCGTTCGTTGATTGTCATGGTTAGTCCTCCAGACTGATATCGACAGACACTGTCATTTTTCCAGCGGTCACTTCAAATCCGGTTACATCACCCTTAAGCATGTACTCGGCTATAACCAGCGAAAGGAGTTTTAACTTGGCATCTGTGTCGTTGCCGTTCAGTTCTTCGAGCAGATCGATAACAGGTTCCATATGGTCGCCCATCTTCATATCCCTCACCCCTCCAACGTTAAATTGATGCCAGCAACTTTCAGCGCGTCAGCAAGCATGATTCGGTATGCCTTCAGCATGGCTTCACGCACATTGTCTGTGCTGTAAAACGCCTCATGAGCGCGAAGCATCGATTCCAAAGAGGGTTGCAGTTGCGCCCGTTGTTCTGCTGTCATGGTCATGCTGAAATCCCCGCCCGGTATTTGCGCAGCGCCTCTTTGTAGCTGGATTTCGCTTCTTTCTTGGTTGGCTTCCACTCGCCGTAAATGCTCTCATTACGGTAATTTCCGATCCGGTACATGCGGCATTTACCGTTGTAGGCGTAATCTATGAGAGGCTTTTCGATACCGAGAAATTCATGGAACTCATAGCCGCAATCAGCATCAAGAAACTCCTGATAGTTGCGCTCGGCTTGGTATTGACGCGCATTCATACTGGGCGGCTCATAGTCGACGACATCACCATATTCAATGCCGTCTGTTGGGTGATAGCGCTCAGGTGAAGCATGTGGTGCAGTGTCGAGAACAATGCCGATGTACTGCCCGAAATCTTTAACGATGGTGCCTGGTTCGCCGTACGCAACAACTCGACGGCCCACGCAGGCATTAACGCCGTAATACTGATTCACGTATTCAAAATTGCTCATACCTGACCCCCACGAATCTGTGCTGCCCAATCGTTTAACGCCTGCTCTGCGTATTCGCCTGACAGACCGTCATCCGGCGCAGTGGCCAGTTCTTCTTTGGCTCCCAGTACCGCCTTAACCACGTCGTAAACTTCTGCCGTTGGTTTATCGATGAATCCGTTGTTGAATGCAGCAGCAAGGCGGGCGGCGGCAAAGTTAACGCCCTCGCGTCGAGCCCGCGCCAGAACTTCAGCCAGGAATGCGTCGGTGGCCGGCACCGTGTTAGCCAACTCCTGCTCAGCCTCACTTTGATGCGCGTCAGTGAGTTTGTTGGTGTAGGTGTAAGTGATACGGTCACACTCACGAGCCCAGCACAGTACCTGGTCGCGCAAGTAAACGTTGTCAGCATTCACGGCATCACGCTCAGCCGTCAGCGCATCACGAATTTTTAGTGATTCACACAGCGCGGCTTGGGTGGTATCCAGTCGTTCAGCCAAATCCCTGATTAACTGTGACGATGCCTTGGGCAGGTAACGTGCTGCATGGTATGCCGCGTGGATTAATTCGCTGATGTTCAGGCGCATTTGCGGATCTCCTCCAGCTCGTTGAACCGGGCCATGAACATTCCATAAGCCTGACCAGGGCGAAGCGGGATGATGGTAAACATATCGGTCGGCGGGATTCCCTCGAGCACCGGCCATACGGTACCGTCATCAATATCCAGATCGCGGCGTTCGGTACCGAGCATGACAAGGTCGGCGTATTTAACGGTCGGGTGCTGGTGGGCAGGTAATCCGAACTTCGCGCGGATCACGCTTTCCACATAAGCCTCAACGCGTAGGTAATCCGGCAGCAGGCGTTTAAGCGGTGCCGGGATGTCCTGGCAATATGCCTCAGCAGCATCATGCAGCAGTGCTTCAAGGGCGAACTCTGCCGGCACGAGCTGGCTGACCAGTACAGAGTGCTGCGCCACGCTGTAAAACTCCGGCAGGTGACCGGCAAAGCGGCAGATATGGGAAAGGGCAGTGGCGATATCCTCGATCACGATGTCATCGTGCTGAATATCGGTGTAGTTAATATGTTTCCCGGATAGTGTCTGAATATATGGCATTACGTGTTCTCCGTTATTACGCGCTGCACCGCGCCTGAATTTTGGTTGCAGCAACCCAACCCATAGACATGGGGCAGGCCACTATTTAGGGGTTATCGTTGGGCTTCGCCGCCCAGCGCCGTCATCAGGCTGTTGAGAAGGGCAGTCATCTCGCCGGTCATCAGGATAAAATCAGCATCAAAGCGTGCGGCGGCATCTTCCCGATCGATATCGTCGTTCTGGTCACGCAGCTCGTCTGCGTACCTGAGTCGCTTAATCGCGGCGGCATCGCTCAGCACGAAACTAATGCGCTGCTGCCAGTCCAGCGAAAGTTGAGTAACCAGCTTGCCGGCATCGAGGTGAATGGCTATTTCGTCGCTGGAAAGCTCCTGTTTTTTGAAGCGGCCGATGCCGCCATCTTCCAGTATTGCTTTCAGCTCGGCCTCATCGCCCAGTGCAAAACCTGATGGCGCTGAAGCGTTACGCACCCACTCGGTGAGAGTGAGCTCGATAGGGGTTTCCATGGTCAACGGCACGACGGGCAGGGAACCAAGCGTTTTACGGAGCAGCGCAAGTGAGTCTTCGGCACGGCGAGCACTCGATGTGTCAACCATCACCAGGTCGGCGTTAAGGTTCACCCAAATGCGGATCATGCTGCTACGGGTAAAAGCTCGCGGTAAAAGGGAGTGAAGAACTTCATCGCGCAGAGAATCTTTCTCATTTTTCTTGAGGCGACGGCCCTGATCACTTTCCAGCTTCGACACTTTCTTATTCAGCTCATCTGCGATTACCGGCTTTGGCAGAATCTTTTCTTCACGACGGATAACGAGCAGCAGTTGGTCATTTACCAGATGAAAAAGCTGGTTTGAGTGCTGTCCCAGCGGCGGAACCCAACCGGCCTTTGCCATATCCTGGCTGCCGCAAGGCGTGAACTGAAAGTTCTCCAACTTGCGCGCTAGTTCCTCTGTGTTGCCGTCTTGAACGAGGGCAATGTCACGGCTTAGGCGGTAGATCAGTAGGTTTTTGAAGAACGGGTTAAACATTAATTTTTCCTCATGGCGTGGCGGCCATCTGCACTGGCCGCCGGTTAGTTTCTCCACACAACACAAAAGAGCACCTGCGGCTGCAACCGTCCGGATGGATTGGGGAATGAGCCCGTCACCCGGTGATGCTCTTGTGTGTTGCGTAAAAAAGTGCGGCGTCCTCGCGGAAAATAAAAAAGGCACAGACGCCGCCAACTACTGCCTACTACCACGCTTGCAATTTTTACCGTTTCGACTGTGAAGTACCTTTGCCAACCGGAACAGAACTAGGACTTTTGGTATTTCCCAAACATAAGGATTTAATTAATCTGTTAACTCGCTGTTAACATAAGGACTTAACATGTCAAAAACGGACGATATTCCGGTCTTTCCTGTTACTGGTTGGCAAGCTAAGCCGTTGCCTGGCTACGATGCGCTTGCTATGAAATTCGAGTTCATACCTTCACTTTTGCAACCAATTGATTCACCGAGTGAAACGCAATTCTTCGCTCTTACTCCGGAAATGGCCGAGAGCCTGATTTCTGAGCTACAAAAGCATATTGAGAGTTTGAGAAAGCCCAATGTCGGTAGTCCGTTTAAGAGCAGGCACTGACAGATAATGGCTTTGTTAACTCACTCTCCCCAAAGCGCCTGAAGTTAATGGCGCTTTGTCTTTTTGAACCCATATGTAAATTCCCAACGTTCCGCGAATCATCCGATCATTCATACGCCACCGGCGGCTACTTCGTTGGCGTCCTGCCTGTTCGCTGTTGCTTGTAGGTACATTATGTACCGTTAGGGTACATTGTCAAGCGTAAAAAAACCCGCTTTCGCGGGTTAATCGTAAAATTTATTTTTTCTGAAGGTATCTTCGAGGCTTACCTGAGAAGATGACCGTTCCTATTATCGAGCAGTTTCCGTCGATTTTAATATAGGGCTCAGGCCAATTTTGATTCAATGCTTTCAGATACTTACTACAACCATCCTCAATCAATCTTTTGAAGGTGGTTTCGCCTGAATCGTGCATAAGGGCTATGACATCGTCACCATGGCTTGCTGGGACTTCAGGGTCAACAAAAATCATATCGCCTGGGCGGTACTCATCAATCATAGAGTCGCCTATCACTCGCAAAATATAAGTCATGGGTCCGCACGGTACAGGGCACGGATAAGTTTCAACACTGTTCAAGTCCACCTCAGCAAAGCCAGCTTCCGTCCATGCTCCTGCCTGCACCCAGGAAATAACCGGAACCAATGTTATATTTCTATTAGTGTCTGATACATCAGGATTTTTTGCAACATTAGTGGTTTGATGCTCCTGATCCAACCAGCCTAAAGGCAAATCAAAGCACTTTTCAATATGGCGAGCCATCGTATCGCCAATATTTTTAGACGCACCGTTACCCATAAACCTACTGGTTTGGGTTGGTTCTCTGTCGATCATGGTAGCGAAGTAGCTATTACCCCCGACCCCATCTCGCAGTTTTCTGGCGTTCAACCGCCGTATTTCCTGAATCGTTTTCATCCCAGAATTAAACATTGTGTACCATACTGGTACAAGTGCCTTGTAGGTTCATATTGTTCGTGTAATATGTACACAGGAGGTACATATCATGAAAGAGTATTGGGACTCTTTATCAAAAGAGCAGCAGTTTGAGTTAGCAAATAACGTCAAGTCTACTCCGGGTTACCTGCGGCTGGTTTTTAATGGCTACAAAAAGGCCGGATTTTCCCTTGCAAAAAAACTTGAGGAGATCACCGCAGGCGCAATTACCAAATCAGATTTGCGGCCTGACATTTACCCAAAACAGTAGGCAGAAACGCAGAGTTAAAACACCACAGTATGAAGGGGTTAACCGTGGGCAAAGAGCACTGGAAAGTAGAGAAACAAACCGATTCGTATGTCGCGGTAGTCAGAAAAATTATCGCGGCATTTCCGGGCGGGTACAAAGAGGCGGCTGAGGTTCTCGACGTTAGCCAGGACGCGATTTTCAATCGGTTACGTGCTGGTGGCGATCAAATTTTCCCGCTTGAGTGGGCGCTGGTACTTCAGCGAGCTGCGGGCGTGACCTGTCTTGCCGATTACATTTCACTTGAAACTGATAACGGCATGCATATTCCTGGCGCGACTGGGGAAGATGCCAACGAAGAGATTGGGATCAAACTGGCGGAGCTGGTGGGGCAACTGGGCGATCTGGTTAATGCGTATCGTCAGTACACCGAGGATGACGTGGTGACGCGCGCTGAATGGAAAAGCCTTAACGAAATCGCTTATCGGTTTCGCGTAACGCTGATGACCTTCCTGAATTTGATATCCCGCGTTTATTGCGAGCCAGAAAAGAGTGACGCCCGCGAGTGTGCAGCTCCGGGCGCCGTGGCGTGTCGTAATCAGTGGAGAACTAACGCGTGAACAGTTTAACAACACAGTACCGCCGCTCGCAACTCATTGCGTTGCCTATGCCTGGTGGCCGCGAGCCGGTTCCGTTTTGCTATGCAGTCAATGTACCAGGCGATCGTGAAGTTGTAACCCACGAGTTTGCTGAGTGGGCTGTGGGGGACTGGCGAGAGGAGGCGGCTGCGCAATTATGCACGAACTTAACCGATGGTTCCGCGATCACTACGGCGTGCCCGTCAAAGTTATCCGCTGGGAGCCTGAAACCCAACGCGTTATCTACCTGCGTGAAGACTACGAGCATGGCGAGTGCTTCAGTCCACTCGACCAGTTTAAGCGCAAGTTCAGGGAAATAGAGGGCGATCATGAGCACTAAATTAAGCAGCTATGTGTGGGACGGCTGCGCGGCGTCGGGCATGAAGTTATCCAGTGTGGCCATCATGGCTCGCCTGGCCGATTTCAGCAGCGACGAGGGCGTGTGCTGGCCTTCGATAGAAACCATTGCACGTCAGCTCGGCGCAGGGCCAAGCACTGTCCGTACGGCGATCGCGAAGCTGGAGAAAGACGGCTGGCTTTCACGTACTCAGCGCCGCCAGGGCAACCGCAACGCCTCCAATATTTACCAGCTTAATGTGGCAAAGCTTCAGGCGGCCGCATTGTCTCACCTGTCAGATTCTGACACGTCAAAATCTGACGCATCAAAATCTGACCCGTCAAAATTTGAGGCATCAGAATCCAGCAAAAACGGCGGTTTTGACCCGTCAGAATCTGGCGGGGATCCGTCAGTAAATTCAAAACATGATCCATCAGATAAAAAACCTTTCTGTCAGGTTGCTGAGCAACCCGACCCTGCCGTGGTAATCACTGACCAGGCGAAACAGGTTTTATCTCACCTGAACAAGACCACCGGATCCCGGTACCAGGTCTGCAAATCATCTCTGGAAAACATCCGTGCCCGCCTGGCGGATGGATTTACACCTGAAGAACTGGTGCTTGTTGTGGATTACAGCGTCGAGAAGTGGGGCTCTGATCTGAAAATGGCAGAGTACCTCCGTCCGTCAACACTCTTCCTGCCGGGTAAGTTCCCGGGCTATCTGCAGTCGGCGAGCAAGTGGGATTCCGCCGGACGCCCGGCACGCGATACATGGGGCCAGCGCGGCAAGCTTCCTGACTCAGCGGTATTCCGTTCGAGTCACCAGGACGTGGCGTACACCATACCGGAGGGCTTCCGCGGATGAGCATCGCATCGAAAGTTTTGCAGTATGTCATTGAGAACCCCGGCTGCAATTATCGCGATATTGCCAAAGCCATGCCGGGAACCAACACCAGCACTATCAATCGCTGTCTTGGCCGTTTTTATGAGGAGGGGAAGTTACGCCGGGATTTTCAGGAATCGACGCTGACTTACTACCCGTCTAACCAAACCCTGGCAGAAACGCTTTCAGAGGAAGACCTCCGGACCCTGACCGGGCTGGAAAACCGGGCGCAGCAGCTGGAAGCGCAGGGACTTTATTTCCGCGCCGCATCGGTCTGGCTTAAAGCGTTTGATATGGCGATTAGTAGTACAGATCGGAATCGTTATGTTTCGCGCCGGGCCTTGTGCCTCAGGCATGCAGGAAATTTCATGACACCGGAAGGGCGGTGTTATCTCGCTGGCCGTTATGTAGGGGAAGAATAATGCCAAATAAATACTGCCGTGAGCTTGCCGAATTGCGAAGCCAGCCGGTTCACGAACTGAAGGAAGTTGGCGATCAGTGGCGTACACCTGAAAACATCTTCTGGGGTATCAATGCGATGTTTGGCCCACTGGTGCTGGACCTGTTCAGCGATGGTGAGAACAGCAAATGCGAAGCGTATTACACCGCCGAGGATAACGCACTGACGCAGGACTGGTCCGCGCGCCTTGCAGAGCTTAATGGCGCCGCGTTCGGTAATCCTCCCTACAGCCGCGCCAGCCAACATGAAGATCATTACATCACCGGCATGCGTTACATCATGCAGCACGCCAGTGCGATGCGCGAGAAGGGTGGTCGTTATGTTTTCCTGATTAAGGCTGCTACCAGTGAAGTGTGGTGGCCGGAGGACGCAGATCACATCGCGTTTATTCGCGGGCGTATCGGTTTCGAGCTGCCGACGTGGTTTGTACCGAAGGATGAAAAGCAGGTGCCGTCCGGTGCGTTCTTTGCCGGTGCTGTTGCTGTTTTCGATAAGAACTGGCGCGGACCGGCTATGAGTTATGTCAGCCGCAAGGATCTGGAAGCTCGCGGTGATGCATTCCTGTCGCAGATCCGCCGTGAAGCTGAGCGGCTCGCCGGGCTGTTAGCACCACAAAAAGAACCGCAAAATATTCCTGAAATTATTCCGGAAGCCGTCGGGCCTGTCGAAGATTACCCGCCATCTTCAGCTGAACCGGAAATTCCACTGACCAAAAAAGACATTATTGAGAAAAGCGGATTTAACTTCTGGGCGTGTGCATGTGCCGCGTTCGGCGACAAAGAAGAATACACGTTCTCCGAATCCCGCTTCGCGCATACCTGGGCGGCTGATTCTGTAGCAAATCCTGAATTTATCGTCGTTCCGACGGAAACAGTCGACAAAGCAATGGCGCTGATTAAAGAGAATGCCGATCAGCAACAGGTTATCACCTGGCTGGATCAGCAGAGCTTTGAACATGACGGCATCCGTAATGACATGCAGGACCGGCTGCTAATCCTTGCACCGGAGGTTATTGCCGAATATGGCCTAACGGTTGCGGATGTCACGGCGACCCTGGAATCCATTCCCAGCCATCACTGGCACAATATTCGCTCCCTGCGGATCCGCTTTCGGATACTGATGGAAGCGCGAAAAGCGGAGGCATCAGCATGCTGAAACTGACAGTGCGGCAACAGGAAGTTTTAGATCTGATTATCGATTACATCGCCGATCACGGGTTCCCGCCAACCATTTATGAGCTGGCTGGCCTGATGGGCTGCCGTTCGCCGAATGCGGCTAACGATCACCTTCGTGCGCTCCAGCGTAAGGGGGCCATCACCATTCATCCTGGCGTTTCGCGTGGTATCACCATTACCGGCCAGAACGCAGATGATGAGGCGGTTAATCTGGTTCGTTCGCTGCTTAAGGGCGATGAGCATGCCAGGGAAAATGCAATCGCCTTTCTCGAATTACGTGGGGTTGAGCTATGAAGCTGACCCTGCCATTCCCGCCCAGCGTGAACACCTACTGGCGCGCCCCGAACAAAGGGCCGCTGGCTGGTCGCCACCTTATCAGTGCTGCCGGGCGTAAATATCAGAGTGATGCTTGTGCTGCCATCATCGAGCAATTGCGTCGACTGCCGAAACCGTCCACCACACCCGCAGCAGTCGCAATAATCCTTTTCCCTCCGGATCAGCGGCGCCGCGATCTGGATAACTACAACAAAGCGCTGTTTGACGCGCTGACGCATGCGGGCGTCTGGGAGGATGACAGTCAGGTAAAACGCATGCTGGTGGAGTGGGGGCCAGTGGTACCGAAGGGCAAGGTAGAGATAACCATCACGCCATTCATTCAGGAGATGGATATATGTCCAGCTGTGGGTTGAAAGAAGAGCGATATGGCAGTAATGTCAAAAAGTGCAAGCGAAACGGGCGTGCAGGCCCCTCGCAATACAATCAGTGGAGACAATATGACTAACCAGGTTATGGGCTTTGCTACGCCCAAAGATAGCGTTATTGCTGTATCCGCAAATCAGTCGAACATTTCCGTTCCGGCTATCACCTACCGTAACCAGCGAGTGATCACCACTGAGCATCTGGCGCTTGGTTATGGTACTTCACCGATCAGAATTCAGCAGAATCATATCCGCAACGAGAGTCGATTCATTGAAGGTAAGCACTACTTTCGTGTCACGGGAGACGAGTTAAAATCGTTCCGACTATCTTTTAGCGAGTCGGTTAATAAACATACATCCGTTCTCATTCTGTGGACCGAACGGGGTGCCTCCCGCCATGCGAAAATGCTTGAGACCGATCAGGCGTGGGATTTTTACGAAGAGCTGGAGGAGCATTATTTCCGGAAGCGTGAGCCGCAGGGCTTTCCGGTAATCCCAAATTTCTCCGATCCAGCGCAAGCCGCACGCGCCTGGGCTGATGAGTTCGAGGCACGGCAGCGCGCCGAAGCTGTTACCCACCAACAAGCCGAATACATCGACCAACTCGAAAATCTGTTTATTGATGGACTCACGCCCGTTCAGTTCTGCAAGCGCCTGAATGGCGTCAACACCTCCAAAGTTAATGCTTGGCTGAAGTCTGCTAACTGGCTGTACGATGACAATCCCGACGGTAAAGCTGCTCACTGGCGTGTGCGGTCCTATGCCCGTGATAAATACCTCACAGAGAAAACAAGCAAGATCATGCCAAATGAATCGGTAAGCTTCACAAGCTATCAACCGATACTACTTCGTTCTGGCGCCGTATGGCTTTACCGGAAATACCTTCAGGGATGCTTACCCATGAAACAAACATGGAACGGTGAGTTCACCCACGATAAAGCTCTGGCGGCAGGTGGCGATCATGAGTAACCAGGGTAAAGCGAATCTTTTCGGTTGTTCATCGGTTCACAAAGCATCCAGCAAAAAAACAGGCACCGTGAACGCCCTGAGCGTTGAGCAATTTTTGGATCTTGATGAAGTTAAGCAGCATGTCTTATCGCATCCTGATTCTGTAACCCGCCGGGATGGAGGGGTTTTTATTTCGCGTGATCTGGCACTTCGTTACCTCCACTTATGCGGAAATAAACGCCTGAAAAAGGAGTTCCGTAAAGCAGTCGGGAGCGAGGCATGAGGGCGCTGCTTAATCCTGTGGTTGTACGTGAGTTGGGTGTGGTTATGTTCCGACCAGGGCAGGATCTGCTGCCGCACTTCTGTCGCGGTCGCATCCTGCTGGAGAACGAACCGGATCGCCTGGCTGACCTGCCAACTGGTGAAATCCCGGCGGCGCACCAACCACTGGCTGAAGACCCGGAGATGATGCCTGTATTCGAACACCCCGAAGTAATACTGCGTGCTGGTGGACTGGCGAGCCTGGAAGCCTGGCTGCTGCGTGAATCAGGCTGCCAGTATCCGCATACCAGCTATCACCATCACGAACTGGTAACTATGCGCCATGAGCCCGGCGCTCTGCGGCTGTGCTGGTCCTGCGACAACAAAGTGCGGGAGCATTTTACTGACGAACTGGCAGGCATTGCGCGGGCAAACCTGGTAGCCTGGGTATTGTCGGTGGTTCGGCGCGGGCTGGGGTTCGATGATTCCCACGCGGTGACCCTTCCGGAGCTATGCTGGTGGCTGACATTCAACAAGCTTGCACACGTGATCCCGGAGTCAGTCGCGCGCCAGGCGCTGCAAATGCCGAAACAGGTTATCCAGTCAGTCACGCGCGAAGCGGACATTGTGCCTTCGGTACCGGCCACCAGCATCGTTGAGGAAGCTGTAAAACAGGTACTGGCGCTGAAGGTTGACCCGGAGACGCCGGAGTCGTTCATGTTGCGACCGAAGCGCCGCCGCTGGCAGAACGAGAAGTACACCCGCTGGGTGAAATCGCAGCCGTGTGCATGCTGCGGCAAAACAGCAGACGATCCCCACCACCTGATCGGATACGGCCAGGGTGGGATGGGGACCAAAGCCCATGATCTATTCGTGTTGCCTTTGTGCAGAACGCACCACGATGAACTTCATGCGGATGCAGGGGCATTTGAAGCCAAATACGGCACGCAGCCAGAACTGCTGCTTAAGACATTAGACCGGGCGCTTGCCATTGGCGCGCTGGCGTAATTAGTGGAGAGATTTATGTGCGATATGTACGAATTGATGGATCGTTGGGGAGCATGGGCGGCATCAGACAATAGCGGAGTGGACTGGCAACCAATTGCGGCAGGCTTTAAAGGCTTGCTACCTTATGGCAAAAAATCACGTATTCAGTGTGATGATGACGAAGGCATTATGATTGATGGTTGTGTGGCTCGACTCAGAAAGTACAAGCCCGAGGAATATGAACTCATTATCGCACACTTTGTAATTGGCATTTCATTGCGAACCATTGCGAAAAAGAGAAAATGTTCCGATGGTACGATTAGGAAAGAGATGCAGACAGCTCTTGGGTTTATTGATGGGTGCCTTGCAATGATTGGGTGAAATAAGTCAATAACTGAATAACCGGGCTTCGCTCGGTTATTCTTGTGCTTCTTGTTGGGTCTGAGCATTCGAAATGGCGTTTATCTTTCCTGTAATATTTTCAAGGACTTTGATGTCTAGATCTATCAAGCATTGATTATAATGCGCTCTTTGCTCATCACTTAAATCATTATTTGTTAGACATTTGTGTATATGTTTTTTTGCTGCTTTAATCTCGTTTTTAACACGTATGTCATTTATTGACGGAATGCCAATAAAGGCGATTCCTAAAATTATTAGATGTGAAATGGCAACTGCTGCACCCGGAGTAAGCGGTTGAACAAAAGATAATTGAGGTAAAAACCCAATAACGTGAGTAAGACCAGAAGTGATCATCGTCGTGAACCAGGCTTGCATTGCAAGATATGATTTACCATTGATCATCTACTTGCTGGCCCTCGTCGCAGCGTTTGATTTCATCTCTCGTAACAATAAGGCGAGCCGTTCAGCATCGCTGCTGTTATTAACCTTAACCTTTTTATAAGATGATTTGCCATTTTTATCGGTGTAGCTCAACTCAATGAAAGAGTTTGGGCGCAGCCACACCAAAATCCTAAGCATGGCGTACCTTACCGTCAGAGCGACAGTAAGGAATACTGTTATGTAGAACATAATACTTAGGATTGTCATAAGCTTAAACCAATTTTCTGTCTGCAGCAGCCCTGTGGCGTATTACACGAGTGATACTATAGCGTGGTTTGGATAACTCGCCATTGGTTTCTTTAGTGGTTTCGGTAAGTTCGACCACAAATAGATCATCTTTACAAAAAGCTGCTTGGTTATGCTCAATTCGCTCGAGGAACGCCTCATCCTTCATTGATGCGCTAACCTCTTCACCGCCAGGAAGGATAATGTCCCAGCTCTTGCCTTGCTTGAAACGAACGTTCGAAAAATGCACATTCACTTCATGAGTTGCAACGTGTGTTTTTTCAACAAAAGTAGTTTTAGCTAGTTTAAAACTGCTTGACTCTTGTTGTGTAACTTTGACAACTTTCCTGGCACCTGAAGAAACAGCAAAAGTTGCAGGTTTTTCAGTCTGGAGAGGCTTAAAAATTAACTTATCTAATTCTCTACGAATTATAGGGCTGGTCACTAACTTTTGAATGTCGTTACTACATTCAATGGTCTCATCGTCAACTTTAATTTCTGCGATATCTTTTTGTTCATCAACAACAATTGAGCCAATCTTTCTTCCTTTCAGCCATTCGATAATACCTAGAACTCCGCCAGAGGCAGCGCCCGCACCCGCTGCAAGACCTAAGGCGCTTAAAGTATTAAGGCTTCCCATTACTGCTACAAGAAGTGTAAATGAGCCTTCCTTGGTAGCTTTGATGTTAACTTTTGGCTCTGACGTTTCACCATTAATAATTTTTTCTGCGTGTTCAATTAGCGCGCTTAAGGATGTTAAAGCTTCGCCTAATGTTTTTGCATCAATCTGATTATCTGCATATGCCTCACCACCATAAGCAATTTCGATTTCAGTTACAGGCAAGTTATCGTTTTGCTGTGTCATCATTAAGCATCCCATGCATAAGAAAATCGCTACAGCATACAGATAACTTTAAAAAAATCACTAACGCGTACGCAAAACTGTGCGTAACCTGTTAAGAGTGGTTACTTCGCCACGGACTTAAACCAAAACTAAAACCTCGCCTCAGAGGGATTTTTATCTGCTGGTTTTATTCGAATCATTTTGTGAGCCGATTAACTCGCTTATTCGGCTCATGCCTTATACAAACGCCAAAGCAGCGGGATGGCATCCGCATCAGGGCCCACTTCGGTGGGCCTTTTTTATTTCCCCTCATTCCTGAGAGGACTCACACACAAGAGGGGGCGTAATGTCCGAACCTTTTTCCGGTACCGTAGCCGCCGGTAGCGCGCTGACCGGCGCCAGCATTTATGGACTGCTTACCGGCACTGATTACGGCGTGGTGTTCGGCGCGTTTGCCGGGGCCGTGTTCTACGTGGCCACCGCTGCCGACCTGACGATTTTCCGCCGTTCCGCGTATTTCGTCGTGTCGTATTTCGCTGGTGTCTATGGCTCCGGGCTGGTGGGTTCGTGGCTGGCGAGCATAACCGGCTATGCCGACAAACCGCTGGATGCGCTCGGCGCGGTGATTCTGTCTGCTGTGGCCATCAAAACACTGACGTTTTTCAGTGAACAGGACCCGCTGAAGCTGCTGGCACGCTGGAGAGGGGGAACCAATGGTAACTAACGATCCGCTGGTGCTGACGAACGTGGTGGCATGTGCCGCCATTGTTCTGCGCCTGATGATGTTCCGTAAGCCAGGCGGGCGACATAACCCGTGGGCGTCCTGGCTGGCCTACCTGATAATTCTGGCGTATGCGTCGGTACCGTTCCGGTACCTGTTCGACTCCTACCTGCATACCCACTGGGCAACCGTGACAATCAACCTGATTATCTGCGCCGCCGTGTTCAGGGCACGGGG